CGTGACCGACGGGGCGAGCCGGCGCACGGGGTTCTTCGCTCGCCGTCGTGCCAAGAAACTAGCAGGCCGGCTCGTCGGTGCACACTGGACCCTGCGCACCGCGTACCAGCTTCTCGGCGAAGCAGCGTCCCTGCAGCGCACCCACGCGAAGGCACCCGACGAGACTCGGTATTCGTGACGCACTCGACCTGGCCGCCCCGAGCGGTCCGCCGGCGGGGAGACCCGTTGCCGCATCCCGCGCTCTCACCTCCATCCTCATCCAGCGCGGTGACTCGGGGTGCTCCGGCACTCCAAAGGATCGACCATGAAGCTCCGCAGCACGCTCGCGTTCGTAGTTCTCGCTCTCGTGTTCTCGTGCGCGCACATGCACCCTCGTGTGCCCGAACTCCGCTCTCACGACGTCGAGGCGGAGCTCACGCTCCTCCTGCAAGTCGTGTGCGCCACCGACTTGTTCGGCAACAACGACGAGTTCACGAACTTCGACCTCGAGCGGCGCTACGGATCGGCCGTCGTCATTGACGGCCGGCACGCGCTCACCGCCGAGCACGTGGTTGACTGCCCCTCGGGCCAGCGGCTCATTCGGGGGACACTGCCCGACGGCCACCACATGATCATGACCGTCGACCGTGAGGACCACGATCACGATATCGCGCGCGTGGTCGTCCAGGCCGACGCGGGGTTCGGGCTTCTAGTATCCACGCCGATCGTGTCCACGGTTCGCGCGGGCGACACGGTGTGCTCCTCGGTCGCGTATCCCAAGCGCGGGTGGAACTGCGGAGCTGTGCAAAACGTCGATCCAGACATCGCCATCGGCGACATCCGCGGGTGGTGGCGGACGGTCCCCGGGAACTCCGGCAGTGGACTATACCGTGACGGCGCACTCGTTGGGATCGTGGTGCAGCACCGCTGGTGCGGCGAGCCCGGCAAGAGCGAGGCGTGCGGCGGCAACGCCACTGGGCTGTTCGGGATTCACGACGACTGGTTCAACAAGTAAAGGAAACAAACATGAAGAAGATCGCACTGCTACTCTCCGTTCTTACTCTATCCCTCACCGCCTGCGGCTACGCTGCGAAGGGCAGCGAGGCGACCGGCCAGGTCAAGAAGATCGTCAAGCGCACGCCGATCATCTGCGACGACTACGCCGAGGTCGACATCAGCCTCGGCGTCATGCGCAACGGCGTCGGGTCGATGTCGCACGAAGACGTCATGCTGTACGTCTCGAATCCCGCGGACGTCGCACTACTCGAAACCGCGGCGAAGGACTCCTCGATCGTCACGGTCCAGTACGACCAGAAGCGCCTGACGTTCTGCGTTCCCGAGAAGCAGGTCACGAGCGTGCACGTCGAGCAAGCCGAGGCGGCGAAGTGAAGGTCACTGTCAACGCTCTCTTGCAGGACATCATTAGCAAAGGAGCGCCGCCAGTCTCGGCGCGCGTGGACGCGTGCGAGATCATTCTGGCACACGGTTACGAGAGCAAGGCCGATGCCGTCGCGTTTCTGTTCGAAGTCGCCGCGGGCCAGAACCCTAACGCGGACCTGACCACGCGCATGCGCGCGATCCGCGTGCTCGTCGCGAACAAGCTCGAGACGTTCGAGGTGGTCGAGTGATCGGCTCGCGCGCGAAGTGGATCCACACGAACGACACTCGCGAGGAGTCCGAGGAGCGCGGGTGCGTCGTCGCGGTCGAGCGCGGCGGCATGCCCGCGGCCTGGTCGGTCCTGGTCCTCAGCGACCAGGGCGACCTGCGGTCGCCGCCACTCGACCGCCTGACGATCGAGCCCGCCGCGGGCGCCGAAGAACGCGCTAGCAACGAGCAGGCGCTCGACGTCTTACGTCATTTGGGCGCGTGGGTCGCCGAGCAGCACGGAATCCGTGTGACCCCCGACCCCGTTGAGATTGGGGACCTCGTGATGCCGCTCTTGCAGCGCGAGCGCGAGGCCGCAGTGATCGAAACCACGTGCGCGAAGGTGCTTGAAGCTGCACGAACCGAGCTCGCGAAGATCACCGCCGAGCGCGACGCGCTGCTCGAGGGCAAGAAGCGCAAATCCAAGAAGTCGGACAAGTCCGACGAGGAGAGCCCAGCGTGATGCAGAAGGCCAGCCTCGGATGCGTGCTCTTGTACAAGTTGAATTGCGGAGATCGCGACGTGGTCGGCGAGCGTGTGATGCACATCATCCGCGGCCACTAATCTCCGTCGAGCAGCCTGGGTACTCCTGACCAGGGCTTGACCAGGACCTGGTACGCTGGCACGCTCCTTGCATGGCCAAGAAGCGCGCGACCAGGGCAGACGGACGGACATCGCGGGGCACGTTCGCCCCCGGACGCTCCGGGAACCCGAGCGGGGTCTCGCTCCGCGAGACGCTGCTGCGCGCGGCCGGCAACAACCAGCAACGCGGCGACGACTGGCAGAACGCGTTCACTGGCCAGGGAATGTACGGCCGAGACAAGCGCGTCGGCGCGCAGTTCGCGAGCCACGTGCTGTCCTTCGATCAGCTCAAGGACCTCTGGCTCGGCGACGATCTCGCGGCGCGCGCGGTCGAGACCATCCCGCGCGAGGCCATGCGCCAGGGGTACGACATCTCGATCGCGAGCGGGCAGGTCGGCGAGAGCTCCGCGATGGACCCCAGCGAGCTCGCCGCCGAGATCACGCAGAAGCTGAATCTTCTGGGCATCGACGAGTACCTCGAGGTGTGCGGCGGGTACGAGCGCGGGTTCGGCGGCGGCGCGCTGCTGCTCGGCGCCAACGACGGCGAGGCCGACCTAACCAAGCCGCTGAACCTGCAGCGGGTCAAGACGTTCGACTGGGTCACGCCGCTCGAGGCCCGCGAGCTCATGCCGCTATACGCGTACGGCGACCCGCGTGCGCCGAAGTACGGGCAGCCGGAGGTCTACCAGCTGTCGAGCCGCGCCGTGCTGCCGACATACAGCGGCAACTACGCGTCGTCGACCATGATGATCCACGAGTCGCGGCTGATCGTGTTCCCCGGCATCCGCGTCTCGCGGTACCAGACCACGACGGCGCGCGGTGGGTGGGGCGAGAGTGTGCTGTCGCGCGTGTTCCGCGTGCTGCGGGATTTCAACACGGCCTGGTCGAGCGCGGGCATCCTCGTGTCGGACTTCGGGCAGTCGGTCATCAAGATCGCCGGCCTGTGGGAGGCGCTCGCGCTCGACGGGAACAAGGCGTTCCAGAAGCGCCTCGAGGCGATGGAGCTCGGCCGCAGCGCGATCAACGCGCTCACCATCGACGCGGGCGACAGCTACGAGCGCCAGCAGACGCCGCTGTCGGGCCTGAGCGATCTCCTCGAGAAGTTCGCGGTCCGACTCGCTGCCGCGTGCGACATGCCCCTGACGCTGCTGTTCGGCACGTCCCCTGCAGGTATGAACGCGACGGGCGAGAGCGACGTCCGGTTCTTCTACGATCGCGTGGCCGCCTACCAGACGCGCAAGCTCGAGCCCGCGATCCGGCGAATCTGCCAAATCGTGTTCCGCACGATCGGCAACAAGCGCGAGCCCGACCGCTGGGCCGTGAAGTTCCGGCCGCTCTGGCAGGACTCCGCGAAGGACAAGGCGGCCGCCATGCTCACGCAGGCGCAGGCGGACACGGCCTGGATCACCGCGGGCGTGCTGTCGCCCGAGGAGGTCGCGCTCGCGCACTGGGGCAAGGGCGAGTATGACCCGAACCTAACGATCGACTTCGAGTCGCGCGACACGGGCGAGCCCGCGGCGCCGGGCCCGGTCGCTCAGGAGTCCGAGGACGACTACGTGCCGCCCCCGCCGCCGGGCTCGGCGCAGCCGGGCGAACCCGTGCCCGCACCGAGTGGCGAGGCCGCCGCGCCCGACCCGAATACGCCGCCGAAGAACATCATCCTGGCCGAGGATTCGGCCGACCTCGTCCGCGACGCATGGAGCGAGGAGGCACGAGAGGCCGCGCTCGAGGCGCGCCAGGCGAACGCGAAGGGGAAGCCCGAGGCCGGAGGCGCCGGAGGTGCGAAGGCGGCCGCGAAGGCCGCGATCGCGAAGGGCAAGGCCGCCACCGCCGCGCGTCCGGCGCCCGGTCGGAAGTCGACGAACACCAAGGAGCAGCCATCGGCGCTCGAGCGCGCGAAAGCGGGCGAGACTGGCAAAACAGCCTCACCCAAATCCGCAGCTGCGAAAGCCAGTGATCTGGCTGGTCACCACGAGGCAACGGCCAAGCAGCACGAGGGTTTCAAGGGATCCGACGAGCACGCGAAGCAGGCGCAAGAGGAGCACGGCAAGGCCGCAGCCGCGCACACTGCCGCTGGTGAAGAACACATGACGGCCGGCGCCGCGCACGCTGCCGCGGGTGACCACACCAAGGCCGCCGCTAGCAACAAGGCCGCACGCGAGTCATTCAAGAAGGCGATCGAGTCGCACAACCAGGCTGCTGGCGGCAAGGACAAGGAGAAGGGCAAGGAGCACAAGGCGAAGGGCGAGTCCCTCGGCAAGAAGCTCTCGGAGCTCACCAAGGGCGCAGGCGAGGTCGTCGCGGGCAAGGAGAGTGCCAAGCTCGCCGAGACGGTGGCGCCCGGATCCGAGGGCGGCGGCGAGGGCGAATGATCCCGCGAATGCGCGTGCCCGTCGGGGGGATCTCCGGCGAGCCGGTCTTCGACGTCATCGTGAGCGAGCGCGGCGGGTACTCGGTGTACTCGGAGGGCTCGCCGCGGCGTCGACTCGGCGGGCCGTACGCGTCTCGCGCGCTCGCTGAGAAGCGGCTCCGCGTGATCGAGTTCTTCAAGCACCACAAGAACCATCGCGACGCGCGCCCGAGCAGGCGCGTGCTGCCTCGACAGATCCCGCCGACCCGCATCTGCGAGGACTACGGGCGCGCGCTCGTGCGCGCGATGCGCGGCGTGCGAGCGGCGTACGCGCCGGTGGTCCGCGCGATGCCCGATATCATCGAGCAGGCCCGCGCCGAGCGCGGCGACGCCGCGGGCAGCGACAAGCTCCGCGCGCTCCTCGAGCAGGCGCGGCGCGAGGCCGCGAAGGCGATCTCGCAGCCGCAGCTCGAGCAGCTCGGTCGCAAGTTCGCCGACCAGACTGCGAAGTACCATAAGGAGCAGCTCCGGCGGCAAGTCCACGCCGTGCTCGGTGCCGACCCGGTGTTTCGCGACCGCGGCATGACCGCTCGCGCGGACCAGTGGGTGCACGAGAACGTGTCCCTGATCGAGCGGATTCCCGCCGACCTGCACGGGCGCGTGGCGTCGCGGGTGACTCGCGCCGTCGCGTCCGGGCAGCGCGCCTCGAACCGAGGCGGCGAGGACGGCACCCTCACGCGCGATATCGAGAACGAGTTTGGCGTCGCCGAGCGCCACGCGCGCGTGATCGCGCGGGACCAGGTCGGGAAGTTCTATGCGCGCGTCAATCACGCGCGTCAGCGCGAAATCGGCGTCACCCGGTTCGTCTGGCGCACGGTTGGTGACGAGCGCGTGCGCGGCGCGCCCGGTGGCAAGTACGCGAACGCTACCCCGAGCCACTACGAGCTCGACGGCGAGGAGTTCGACTATGACGACCCGCCCGACGCAGGACCAGACGGCGAGCCGTGCCTGCCCGGTGAGGCTATATGCTGTAGATGCTGGAGTGAACCTGTGCTAGATCAAGATGATGACGAAGAAGAAGATGACGACGAGGAGAGCGACGACGATACTTAGGGTTTCGCACTATGAGTTGCCTGCATATCAAGGCGCTTTTCAGTACGGCATTGGCCAGACAGTGTCTCGCTGGCTGGTATACGGCCTAACAGATCCAGATACGAAGGTTGTTCGATATATCGGACGCTCATTTACTGGACTAGCGCGTCCATGCGAACACCGTTTACGTATCAGTCGAGAACGCACCTACAAAGCGAACTGGATCCGATCGTTGATCAAGGCCGGCAAAATGTATGGTGTGCGCGTCCTCGAGGAGTGCACTGGCGTTGTCGAAACCATCGAGGCCGAGGTAAAATGGATCGCTGAAGGACATCAACTCGGCTGGCCGCTCACCAACCTCACCAGTGGAGGCGAAGGGGCCGCGGGCAAGAAAGTGCAACTTCCAGATGCTGAGATTGCACGTGCGTACATCCACGGTGAGAGCGAATTGTCCCTTGCCAAACGCTTCGCTGTGAATCGCTGGACCATCACACGGCGTCTACTCGAGTTCGGAATCGAGCGCCGCAACGGTTCGCAAGCCAACACACTTCGTATGGCCAGGATGACACCAGCAGAACGGCTCGCGCTATGCCAGCCTGCACATGAAGCCATGCGAGGTCGAAAGCGCACACCACACTGCAGCCATTGTGGCAGTTCAGACCACAACATCAGGCGCTGCACCGAGGCCGGCCGGAACGGATCCGAACGCGTGCGCGTAGACTTCACGCCATGACGCGCCACCAACCGCACCACATCGCTCCCAGCAGGCAGACTGTACGCGTCGCGCACGCGTACAAGAACTTCCAGGCACACAAGGGCGTCAGTCACATCGGCCTGGGCGTCGCCGCGCTGAACACGTCGCGCACACTGAACTCCCACGGGATCCACAGCGAGGTGTGGCCCACCGCCACGCCAGCGGACATCGAGCGCCAGCTCGCCGCCGCGCAGGATGCGGCCGCGCGCCGCGGCGAGCACCCCGTCAGCCACGTTGTGATCTCGGCGCCGTGGGTGCCGACGGCGGACCTGCAGGGACTGCTCACCCGGTGGCCGAGCGTCCAGTTCGCCGTCGTGAGCCACAGTAACGTCGGATTCCTCATGGCGGATCCGAATGGGATCAAGTTCTTCCGCGAGGGGATGGACCTCGCGATTGGGCATCACAACTTCGCGCTCGCGGGCAACTGCGCGAAGTTCTGTCACGCGTGGGGTGCGATGTACGGCCGTCCCGTCGCGCACCTGCCGAACCTGTACGACGTCTCGACGATGAAGCCTGTCGGGCAGCGCGTGCCCTGGCACCCAGGGTCCCCGCTCCGAATCGGCGTGTTTGGCGCCACGCGCCCGCTCAAGAACCTGCCAAGCGCCGTCGCCGCGTGCGTCGAGCTCGCGAACGAGCTCCGCGCGGACGTCGAGGTTTGGCGGAACACTGGTCGCACCGAGGGAGGAGGCTCCGTGCCCGACGCGATCCAGCAGCTCACCGCGGGCCTGCGGCATTGTCGCGTGGTCGACGCGGGCTGGGCCTCGTGGCCGCAGTTCCGCTCGACGGTCGGGCGCATGAACCTCCTGCTGTCCCCCAGCTACACCGAGTCATTCAACATGGTGACGGCCGACGGCGCCGCCGAGGGCGTGGCCTCGGTCGTGAGCGACGCCATCGACTGGGCGCCTCGGGACTGGGTCGCGAAGGCCGACGACGTGGACGACATCGCGCGCGTCGCGCGCAGGCTGATCCACGACACGCACGCTGTGAACGAGGGCCAGCGCGCGCTCGCGCGCTACGTCGCGCACGGAATCGATGTCTGGACCACCTTCCTGCGGACCCACTAAAGTCAACCGGAATCCTCTCGCGATTCTGGACCGCACCCCCACGAAATACCTAGGGAAGTTAGCGGAGTAGACGCCCGCCGCCGCCGCTCGTACGCTCCTCGGATGGCGAAGTTCCGCGAGATGCTGGTCGTCCGGGCGCCCCGCGGCGAGACGCACATCACTGGGCTCGAGCTCTCTGGGCGCACGGCATGCAACCGGAAGTGCAACGGCTGGGCCGTCGCCCCGGTCGCGCGTCGACCGCTGCTCGCCATGCGCGAGGGCGTCACGTGCCTGGACTGCAAGGCCAAGGCCTTCCTGCCCGTTCGGGTGCGATGAGCGCGCTCGCGTGGTTCGGGCTCGGGTGCGCGGTGTTCGTCGCCGCCGCGCTGTACGACCTCGCCTACGGCCGATACGTCCAGTGCGCCGCGCAGGGTCGCAGACTCGCCGCGGCGTCGTGGTCGGTTGCGACGGCGGCCGTCGGCCTGGCGACCACGCTGGGAGTCCTCAAGGCCAGCCTGTGGCTGGTGATCCCCGAGCTCGCGGGCCTGTTCGTGGGGACGTGGATCGCGGTTCGGCCTGTCATCGTAAGTTCGCGATAAGTTCCACTTGATGCAATAGCCGTGCCAGCGCTACGCTCGGCGCGTGGCACGGATCTACCGAACGGACATCGGCTCGCTGCGGCCGGTCCAGCGGCGCGACGACGGCACCATCCGCGTCGACGCGTTCCTGACGCGCACCGGCGTGTTCCAGTACCGCCAGGCCGACGGCACGATCCGCCGCGAGCTACGCCTCCCCGAGGACGTGTTCGACGCCGACGCGGTCGCGTCCTTCCTGGGCGTCCCAGTCACCAACGACCACCCACCGGACATGATCACGGCCGCGAACGCGCGGCAGTACACGGTCGGCGCGCAGATCGGCCAGATCGCGCGCGACGCAGATCACCTGCGTAGCACGCTCTCGGTGTTCGACGGCGACACGATCGCGGCGATGGACGCCGGCAAGGTTCAGCTCTCGTGCGGCTACACGTGCGACTGCGACGAGACACCCGGCGTACATCCGCTGTACGGAGCGTATGACGCGGTCCAGCGGCACATCCGCGGCAACCACATCGCGGTGGTCGACCGCGGCCGCGCGGGCATCACCGCCGCCGCTCGCATGGACGGCATGATGGTGCTGCCGCAAGAGTCGTGCCAAATTCCCCTTGCGCGCGCAGGAACCCCGTGCAAGTCTCGTGCCAGTATGGCGAACCAGGACACCGAAGTCGACCCGGACGACGAGGCCGCTCGGAACGCCGCGGGCGGGAACGACGCCAAGCCGACCACGAAGCTCCAGCCCGGCAAGGCCGCGGACAAGGGTGGCGACCTCGCCGACCCGATGGATCCGGACGAAGATGATGACGAGGACGCCGACATGGCGGACTCGATGTACGACAGCGACGGCCAGATCACCGAGTACGGTGAGGGCAAGATCGCGGCCGCGTCGTTCGCCGTCCCCGGTAAGAAGCAGCTCGCGATCCACGACCCCAAGGCGGTCAAGGACTCGATGCGCCGGTTCGGCAAGCACGAGTTCGACTCACCCGACGCCAAGCACGCGGCCTTCAACCGGATCTCCGGCAAGGCCTCGATGTTCGGGATGGACACCTCCTCATTTGCCGCGAAGCACGCGGGCAAGCTCGACCGCGCGGATCGCGCGAACAACAAGGACAACATGAACGACGCCGAGATCAGGGCCCTCCAGGAGAAGGCCGACAAGCGCAAGGAAAAGCTCGTCGCCGCCAAGGGCCGGATCGACGCGCTCGAGCAGGCGAACGCCAAGCTCGAGGGTCAGGTCCAGAGCCTGACCAAGGACCTCGAGCAGGCGAATGCTCGGTCCGTCAAGACCGACAGCGCTGACGAGGTCCAGAAGCGCGCTGACGCGAAGATCGAGCTCCTCGACGCCGCGCGCAAAACTGGCGCGAAGGTCGACTCGAAGATGTCGGACGCCGAGATCAAGCGCGCCGTCATCAAGCACGTCGACGGCGAGGACGTCCCCGAGGGCAAGGCCGAGGGGTACGTCGACGCGATGTTCGACGGCGCATGCAAGCGCGCCAAGAAGGACGCGACCGACACCGCCAAGGGCGCCGACGCGCTCGCGGCAGCCCGCATCGTGATCGCGAACCCCGCCAACAAGACCGACGTCAATGACGACGACACCGACGAGGACGCCGCGAAGGCGCGCCTCCGCTCGGACAGCGCCACCTCGTGGCAGCGCAAGAAGGAGACCAAGTAATGTCGGTCCAGACCACCTACACGACCGCGCCCGCCGCGGCGTACGCGGGCATGCTCGCGGACGACACCGAGAACGACATCATGACGCTGGAGAACGGGGGCACGCCCTCGATCCCCTTCGGCGCGCCGGTGTCGTACAAGACCGGGTCCACGTCCGACAAGAGCGCGCAGCTCATCGCAGCGACCACGGACAAGATCGCCGGCATCCTCGTGCACTCGCACGACTACCAGCGGACCTTCACCCTGCCTGACGGCACGGTCGAGGGCGAGCTCGACAGCACCGGCCTCGTGACTGGGACCGAGATGGCCGTGCTCTGGCGCGGCACGATCTGGGTCAAGGTCTTCGATGCGGTCGCCGTCGGCGACGCAGTGTACTTCGCCGTCGACAGCGGCGGTGCGCACTACACCGGCGCGGGCCAGATCGGCAACACCGCCGACGCGGGACACGCAGTGCTGATCGCGAATGCGTCCTGGGTCTCGTCTTCGGCCGCGAACGGGTTCGCGAAGCTCCGCCTCGCCGCGAAGGTCGCCTGATCCCAGCCGACCAGGCTGACCAAGGAGCTCCATGAGCCTCGTCAATCCGAAGCGACCGAACAACTTCACGCAGGACCGGATCGTGCTCCCGCTGAGCACGGTCGCCGCGATCTCCGCGACGACCGTGATCCCGATGAGCACGTTCGCGTCGGACTGGCTGCTCAGCCGCTTCGAGATCGAGGTTCCCGGTGGGTACGTGGCCGACGCCGCGGCGTACTACGACGTCAGCCTCCAGCTGAAGCCGGCCGCGGTCACCGCGGTCGCCGCGACCGACATCTGCACGTCGACCGCGCACGGTCTCGAGACTGGCGACAGCGTGCAGTTCACGAACTCCGGCGGCGGTCTGCCCGGCGGGCTCTCGGCCGGCGTCACGTACTTCGCGATCAAGCTGACCGCGGACACGTTCAAGGTTGCCACGTCGGCCGCCAACGCAGCCGCGGGTACGGCGATCAACATCACGACCGCGGGCACGGGCACGCACTCCGTCGCGAAGGTCCTGGCGATGTACTCGCTCAAGACCGGCCAGAACGGAACGCTCACCGACCTGGTCTTCGCCGATGCCACGAACCAGCAGAACCCGGCGGGTCTCGCGACCCAGCAGCTCAACTTCGTTCTCACCAAGTTCTCCACCGCCGCGGACGTTCCCGCCGGCACGCGCCTCGTCGCGCACCTCAGCACGCTCTAAGGGAGCGACAAGGAAGTCATGTCCCAGAACCTCTCGCGAGCACAGTTCCCGCAGAAGCGCCTCGACCAGATGGCGCGCGACGCGCAGGCCTTCGACCCGCGCGACACCCGCGCGGACTCGCTGACGCCGCGCGCGCGGACGATCCTCCAGGCGATCGACCCGGTCCTCGCGTACAAGCTCGAGACCGGCACGTATCGCCCGGGTCAGCACAAGGACGCGGCGGAGTCGCTGTTCTTCGCTCGCCAGCTCGAATACATCCGGCCGGGCCTCTTCGAGGTCCTGTACCCGGAGCTCGAGGCCAAGGACTTCATCCCGCTCGAGACCTCGGTCCCGCCGGGTGCTGAGACGTACACCTACCGCGCGATCAACAAGGTCGGCCGCGCGCAGCTGATCAAGCAGTACAGCAGTGACTCGCCGCGCGTTGACGTCTCCGGCATCGAGTCGTTCGTGCAGATCCGCGGCGCGTCCGCGATGTACGGCTACACGACGCAGGAGCTCCGCGCGGCGATGCTCGCGCAGATGCCGCTCGACGTGCGCAAGGCGATGGCCGCGCGCTACGCGATGGCGCTCCTGTTCGACGAGGTCATGTGGTACGGCCACGCCGACGTCACGCAGGTCCAGAGCGCGACCGGCCTCGACGCGGGCGCGGTCGAGTCGAACCTCAAGGGACTCGCGAACCTCGCGAGCACGACCTCGTACACCGCCGCGAACGGCGCGAGCGGGGCGAAGCTCTGGCGCCGCAAGACGCCGGACGAGATGGTCGCCGACCTCCACGGCGTGGTGAACAACATCGTCAAGGTGACGTTCGGCATTCACCGCCCGGACACCATCATCCTGCCGCTCGCCGCGTACAACATGGCCGCGACGCGCCGCATGGGCGACGGCTCGAACCAGACGGTCCTCGACTTCTTCCTCGCGACGTCCCCGTACGTCAAGGAAGTCAAGCCGAGCTACCGCCTCGACTCGGCGAAGTCGCCGAACTGGAACGGCACGTCGAGCGCGACGACCGGCCGCGGCATCGCGTACGAGAAGAACCCGGACCGCATCGCGGCCGTGATGCCGCTCGAGTTCGAGCAGCTGCCCCCGCAGCAGGAGCACTTCGAGATCCGCACCACGGTGCACGGACGCATCGCGGGCGTCGTCGGGTTCTACCCGGCGAGCGTCTCGTACCTCGACGGGATCACCGACGCGTCGGACTGATCCCAGCCTGGTCTGACTCATCGGCCCCTGGCCCCTCGTCGGGGTCTGGGGCCGTAATCGTTTTGGAGGATTGAATGCGTCGTCTCATCCCGGTATCCGCTAGCCTGGTCGT